ATCCCACGCAAAACTAAACATCCTGGCTCCGGTATCGTTAGTAAGTAATGGCGGCCTTCTTTTTGTATGTTGCATTATATCTCTTCTAGTTAGTATCTGTCCCTCGTGTGAATCAGCAGAAAATTTATTATATAATTCTCGAAGCGCCTTTTCTCTATTATCTCCCATAGCTTTATCTACCTTGTCTTGAGAGATGAGAGGGGGATATTCTACTCCATTAAATTTTGCCTTCATAACTAAGTCAATATTATAATTGCAAACAAAATATTTTTGATCTCCGATAATCATTCTTTCAGAAAAATATTTAAACTTTTTATAGAATTCAGAAGAAGTATCTGACGCAGAAGAAGCATATAGTAACTGTCTTGGCATACCTTTCGGTTCCAACAAAACATTTACATTACCTCCAAGCTTAAAGTTTTCGTCCTGATTTACAAAGTTTTCAGCCTGTACAAACAATTCATCTGAAAACCACCCTGCTTCATCGAAACAAACAAGGTTTGCACGCTTTCCTTTAATATTAGTAATGTCTGAATTTAATGTGTTTATTTCAGATCCATTAAATAAACTACATGTAAATGAAGCTGGGTTATGAACAAATCCATCTGATGTTGCACCATTTTTTTTAAGTTCATTAAAGAATACGTCTGTACTCCCAGTGAATGATTCGATTTCATTCTTTGTAATTTTTTCTACTTTTTTATATGTCTCTTTTGCTTGATCTCCTGTATTCCCAAGAAAATATGTTATATGAAAGGGGAACAGTGTACTTTTCAACATGGTATAAATTGCAAGTTCGGTCGTGTTATGAGTAACAGTATTTTTCTCACCGCATAAATAAAGTTTACGTGGGTTGTCTACCGAAATACATTTTGTTGGAACAGATTTAACTTCTTTTATAGAAATTATACTTTTGTTTTCACTTCTTGAAGCTAAACAATCTTTTAATCTATTATATTTTCTAACTAATTTAAAGCAATGAGTGTTCTTATCTACACAAAAAAACACCCGATAAGCTACACAAACCTTATTATTGCAAAGAATGTGTTTTTCACTTATATGGTGTTTTATAGATAAACTATTTAATAGCTTTGAAAATTGCAAAATGAATTCGTAAGACTTCTGAGAAAATTCACATCTCCCCATAGTATCGCATGAACCATCAGTATCCATTAACCCTCTTAATAATTCCATCCTTTGCTCAATACTAGAGAACAAGTAATCTTCTGGAATGTGTTTATTATTAAGCAAATTTAATTTCTTTAAGTCTTCAATGAATGGATTTCTATAATTACTAATCCCTGTATTAATTCCAATCGAAGGTGTTCTATTTTTATTATAATATATCTTAGTTTTATAGCCACAGTTATTAATGTTAAGGCACATGTTCTCTAAATCTTTATAATCACAAGTAATTCTATTGTCAGAAGATGATCCATCTCCCAACCAAACGCCGAGCATATATGGATCAATAATTAATTGCTTACCTTGATATTCAATAGCAGAAGCTTTTGGTATACGGTATTTGTATTCAATTCCTTTACCATCTTTTCTTGGTTTAAAATAATCATCTACTAAATTCTTTGTAGCTATTGTCTTGAATCCAAATTCATCAATTTCATTATAAGAGAATCTTTTTCTATCTGATTTCGGATTATGCTTTAATCTTTTTCTAAAATCTTTAGTTTGGACATCCCAAAGATGATCCTCATCTGCAATTATTTTTTCGCCATCTTCAAAAGTAATTTCGTAACACTTATGATTAAAGAAAAGTTCAGAAACATATGTAATTTTAGTTGGTTTTCCTAGCTCATTATATACATAATCACCAACCTTTAATTCTCCCATAGTTTTATCTCCAGAAGGAGTGGGAATTATAGTGTAAATACTAAGAGCCTTACCTGCGTTTCTTGATTTTAGCCAAAGAACAAAATCTTTTGTCCAAGAATTGTAAATAGCATATTTCTGCATATCTAATAATTCAATTCCCATAAATCTACTTGCAAATTCAATGGGATATGATCTTCCCCATTGTATAACTTGTGAGTATTTATCAAATGTTTCTAATTTTCTTTGTGAAATCTCTTTAGATGACGATTTGTTTATAATTGTTAATGACATTATTCACCACCGCCCACTTCAGTTAATGTACAATTTGAAACTTTTAAAAGTCTTATTTCTTCTTCCAACTTCATTATCTTAGTCTGATACTCATCTATCATCTCAGATTGTGTAGCAACCATCCTGGCAAAATCGTCCGAGGTATAGTTTAATTCATTAATCAAGGCTTTTGCATTGTCTCTAGCTATTTCTACATATGAATTTGATAACTTTACATTAACTATATTAACTTTAATTTCTTCAAATCCATTTTCAGACATTTCTTTCATTATGTTTGTGAGAGTATTGCTACCTTTGCTACCTTTACCACTTCCTTTTGCTGAAATTCCATTATCATTTGCAGATGAGTTGATTGTGCGTGATAATTTATCTTTTATTTCAGTAAGTGATTTTATAAGATTATTGTCAGGTATTTTTTGACGAAATTCACTATTAATCAATCTATCAACATTTTCTACCTGTAAAGTTGTTTTAACTAATGAAATTACACTTTGCATTTTATGGGGATCTTCTATTACATCATCTGTTAAATAATCCGCTAAAGTATTAAAGAGAAATTTTCTATTTGCTCCAGTGTAATTTTCATCATCGAAGCAATCGTATCCTACAGTTTGTAAAACATAGGTTTTATTTTTTCTGTCAGAAGAACTCCATCCAACTTCTTTATCTTGTAATCCATCGTCATAGTCATCTTGATTTGCTTTATCTTTCAATGAATTAACTAGGAATGTAGTAAAATTTTTCGCTTTATATTGAGTTCCATTGAGTAACTTACTGTAATTGCCATAAGAAAAATTTGCGTTGTCTTTAATTTTCTCATATAATTCGTCTGAATAGAAAACATCAAGATAACTACATAAGATTATTAATGCCATTTTTTCATCTTTATACTTTGCTTTCATATTGTCGTATAAATCATTAGCACAATCACAACATAAATTTGTATATAATTCATTTGCAGTAAATAAAGGGCTAGTTTTTGACATAAAGAAATGCCCTTTTGGATCATCTTTTGTCTTTCCGCATCTTGTACACTTGTATAAAGAAGCAGTGGTACTAGTGGGTTTTACAACACGTTTACTATTTGGAGATTTTGGTTTTGTATTTGCCGTAGTACTTAACCCCTTTCGTTTTTTATAAGTAGAAGAGTAGTAATTCCACTAAAAAAGACCAATGAGCTTATTCAACTCACTGATCCGGATATTTCTACATGAAACTCTCATTTGCTTATGTTGCATATGTCTAATTAGAACAAAAAATTATCTATTGTCATCTACCCATTTAATTCTCTTATCTGCCATATAGGTAAACCCACAAGCTAAAATAAAATCTTTAAATAAATCTTCTAATACGTCCAACTGTCCACCACCCAAATAATTTGCGTCGACCGTCTTATACATATGTGTTGGCATTCCAGTTTCATCTATATATGTAAAATCAACACTAATAGTTTCATTTTCTTCAAATCGATTGTTCATTTATTTCCCTTCTCTCTTAATCATCAGAATAATGAATATCTTTTTTCTCAGTATTTATATGTTTTTTCTTCTAGTTGAAAATCTATCTAAAACTTCTTCTTTAGTCAAATGTTCTTCTTCGTATACAAAAACATATCCCTTACAACTGCGATGTTTTCTTTTTAAAACCTTTGATATATTGGTGGCTTCTATATTTAATAATCTAGCTGTTTCATTTATCCCATTATAAATATGTATCATATTTCCTGTTTTATCATAACATTTTATTCTTAGCATATGTGCTTTATTATATTTCTGTAAATGTTCTGTTTTGGGCATATAACCATCTTCGATTTTAGTTTTCCATATGTTTTTTAGTTTTTCTTTGAGTTCATCTGACAATTTCTTACCAATTTGCATATCTGATATTAATCGTTTAGTTTCTTCTGTATGATGATATCCAGTTCCACCTTCTCCACCAACTGTCATATTATATCCATAATCTGAGTTATTTGTATTATATTTATCTATATACATTATTTCTAGATCATTCAAAACTGACTGTTCACATTTACATATAATATAAAACGTAAAATTTTCACATCCATATTTATTCCATGATCGTTGTAAATAATAATTTTTATGAATATTCTGATTTAATTTACATTTATGATCACATAATCTTTTCTTGATATTTACACTTTTCCCAATATATTTTTTGTTATTTATCAAATTTTCAATGCAATAAATTCCACTATATACATCTTTATATCCCATTAATCATCTCCTACTTTTACATAACAAAAAGACGCAACATTTCGCTGCGCCTTGATTAGAATAGTAGTAGTTGCATAATCCTACTTGAGTTAATCATGATGTTCTTTAATTTAAAACTATAACTTTAGACTTATCCTTTATTAAATCACCATCTATATTTTGACATATTAATGCAAATCCCATTTTTTGAGGAGAACTTAATCTACCGTCCATATAATTAATTTTGGATACATCACAACAAGCACCTTGCTCAAATAGTCTTATAAATCCCTTTTCAGTATCACCAACTGCATGAGTGTGCGCCATACATACACAATCAAATGTTTCACGTTCTGTTCTATGTAAATAGTTCATAGCACTTTCGCAAGTAGCAAGAGTACCACTTTTATATGCTAAAGGATGAACAAACCACGTTTTACCAATCTTACATTTCCAGTCATCCACATACTCAATTTCTATGTCAGTAAATACATTACGCAATGGTTCATACCATGTTTTAGATTTAGTTCGTTTATCGTAATGTTTAAATCCTTCTACAATAATTAACTCCAAAGAAGTATCAGGCATAAGTTCTAAAATATCAGTGTCAATATTTTTGGCGAAGTAATTGGCAAATCGCTTGTCATGATTCCCATAATTAACAACGACCTTTTTGGGTTTTAGGTATTCCACTAAATCAATCATATACTGTCTACCCTGAATCATCTCTTCCATAGGAGAAACCCTATACTGTTTTGGGAACTTACTTAACGCCTGACAATCAGTCACATCTCCATTAATCTGAAGGATATCAATTTTACCAACATAATCTCTAAAAAATGAAAGAGGTAACTGAAATGGTACATGTAAGTCAGAAATAGAAAGGATAGTGGTGGCGACCCCGTCAAATCCATGGATGTAGCTATCGTATTCAATAATTCCATAGGCAGTTTTTCTAAGATGATCCGCAGATACATCCATACTTAATAAATCTACAATTTCCTGCCAATCTAAATCTGTTTCTTTATTTATTTTTGCTTTACATAATCTTAATTTGTGTTCAAACTCAGATTCGTTATCTAGTCTTTTTAAATTTACTATTTAAACCATTCCTTTCGATTCTCCTAAATAGGAGAGTATTTATATTCTTTTTACTTGACTTTAATATGTATATTGATATATAATTTATTTTGGGATGGTGCGATGTTAAATGACTAAATAAAAAAACTTAGTTTTATTTCTTTAATCTATCATCAATTTCATCTTCATAAAATTCATCGTCACCATTATAATGAAAGCCCATACATTGAGTACTTATTGGTTCTAAATCTATTTGTAAATCCTGAATTACTTTATTCTCTTTCAATATTTTCTTAGTAATTGCAGCTTTAGGTATTTCAAGTGATGATAATATTAACTCAGATACCGCTTCCAATATTGGTATAGCAAACATACATATTAAGAATCCAATTATTATTCCGGTTAATAGCATAGGAGCACACCTCCATTTATTTTTACAAGTGGATAACTGTACTTTTATTAACCACTTTAATTCTAGTTGTCTTTGACATTTTTGATAATTCATTTTCAAGTGATGTTTTTAAGCTTAATCTACTTTTTTCATCTCCATGTATCAAATAAATAGTTTCAGCATTAACATTCTTATAATAATTGATTAGTTCAGTATTCTGCATATGCGAACTGAATGATTTTAACTCAACAATTTGGCATCTATTTTTTAACACTTTGTTGTTGATCGTTATCGTTTTTTGCTCTTTAGAATGCTTTATTTTGTATCCAAGGGTTCCTTCCCCACAATAACCCATAAATAATATACAGTCGCTATGTTTTGGTATGATACTTTGCGCCCAAAATACAGAACGGCCACTTTGTAACATTCCTCCACTACTCAAAATAACTTTTGAACCACTACTTTCAATACAGGCAGCACTATCTTGATGCTCAAGTATAAATTTTATATTTTTCCATGACATCATTTCATCAAATTTATGTTTCTTTTCTCCAGATAAAACAGAAGAGTAGTGATGCAGTAATCGTATTGCTAGAGGGCTATCAATTATTATAGGCACATCAAACGTCGAGTCAGTTCCAAACATTTCATATAGGTACCATAATACAATACTCATCTTATCTAGGCTAAATGTAGGAATAAGAACTCTATTATTACCATCAATACAGTATTGAGTCACTACTGATTTAATCTTTTCAAAATCCTTTAGAAAGTCATTTTTAGATATTCTTTTGGATGATAAACCATAGGTGGACTCCCCTATAAAAACACTAGCAGTAGTTATTGGCTTGAATTTTTCAACAAATATACGTTTATCTTCAGTAATTATATTCCCGATGTCTGATGTAAAAACTATCTTGCTTGTATGGTTATTAATTTTTATGAATAACTCTAGCTGCTGAGATAAAAGAATGTGTCCAGCGTTAATATATCGAAAAGATAAATTGTTATTAATTTTAATAATTTCATCAGAATCATATTCTACAATATGAGCCAGAGCATTTTCTATATCTGAAACATCATAAAACGGAGTATAGCATTTATTATATTTTTTAGTCAGGTACTCGCTATCTTTTTCCATTATTTTTGAGCTATCAAGCCACATTTCTTTTAATATACATGTAATCCCTTTCGGAACTATTAAAGTAGCATTGCATTTACCTGACGCATAAATAGCCGGAACCATCCCAATATGGTCGTAATG